TAATCCATTGTTCAGTCATTTCAGTTGATACAGGTAAGCCTAATTGTTTTTCTATTTTTTCTCTATCTTTTAATTTACTTGCTATGTTATTCGCCTTTAACAGCAACTCATTATAGTGGTGTCTATTCATATTAATCAAGTAAGTATATCAAGTTCTTTTTGCCGTCTAATATAGCGTTGGCTTCTGTTGTTAGAATCTCATGTTTTTTAGTTATGTCTATATTAGAGCCTGTTTCAGCAATTAATATAGTATTATCGTCAGTAACTAATATTTCTGCGGCTACAAGTTTAGTCGTTGCTTCATGTATAGATGAAGGGACTCTACCTCTACCTCTTTCATATGTTACTCTTATTGAATGATTAGTGTGATAAGGATAATTTGTTCTAAAGAATATCTTTCCTTCTTCATTAATAATCCAATATTCTTCAGTCCTACCACTTGTTTGATTATCAGTAAATGAATAACTTGTTGTATCTGTTCCTAATAACTGATTTAAAGTGCATATAGTCCCTGCATCTGAAGGTAACTTAGAAGAAATATAAACAGATTTACCATCTTCTGTTGGACAAGCATAGAAAAAATCGGATATATTTCTTTTATCTGCATCTGCTATACTTCTATTGTCTAATGTTTGCTTTTGAGTTTTTTGTCCAGTAAACGGTGCTGTTTTTGAAGGATATACTTCATTAATTGCGGCACATATTTCTAATACAGTTGTCTTTTGTCCAAAGTGGTCGTAAAAACCATTCGCAGTATTCTCAGTTAATTCAAAGTTAAGCCCACCAACACCAAATGTTAGTTTGAATGTTCCTGTTTGTGCTGTTGTAGGTGGAGTATAAGTGCAAGAAGCCGATGCCATATCAACATAAGTATCTCCTTGCCATACTTCTAATCTTAGTATCTTTCTAATCTTCTCACTATTTAGTTGAATGAAACCAACATAGTCTTTACTAGTTCTAACAGGGTATGCACCTTGTTGATATGGGTCAAAATTATGAACTTCCTTTTCTATTATTTCCGGTCTAAAAGACATTTTTAATTTTTCATCAATTCTACCTTCAGTCCTTTTAATTATTTTACCTACTGCTGTTACATCTGGAGTAGAAGTGCTTGTAAATGCACCACATTGTAATAAGTCTGATACATCAGTATGAGTAGTATAGTATCCTATACCTTCTAAATAATCTCCAATATTTTGAGTGCCTGATAAAGTTGGAAGATAGTCGCTTTCTGTTTTTAGTCTACTCATTGTATCGCCTTCTGTAAGTCATTTATTTGTTTTTTAATGTAGAATAGAATTGTATTTGTTCTATTATCAATGTAAACTCGTTGTCCTCCGGCATCTGTTCCGCCCATTAAATTAGTCTTACTGCCATATTTCTCTTTATCAGGTTTGTAACTATAAGCACCTGATAGTTTAGGTTTTTTAGCCGTTCCTGTAGCCATGCTTCTTCTTTCTGGCATTCTTTCACTATGCATTCGGCCTATTTTATATTCAGTAGATACAGCATATGATACACTTACTAAACTAAATACATCATATATATTCTCTAATATATATTCAGCATTACCACTTATGTTTGTATCATCATCATTTAGTAAATCCTTTCTTCCTTGTCTCTCTTCATCTGTTGGGTGAACAACTGATAATATAATAACCATAGTGCCTACTTTGTTTGGTATTAATGCCCTATCTAAATGGTTTTTCAATTCTCTTGAATTAGATGCCCCATTTTTTAAATCAATTTCAACAGTCTCTAAATTATCCCAACCATTATTAATAAAAAATGTTTTATCTGAATCTTTATTATGTAATATAGAACGGTTTTTTGTTGGTAACACATTATTTCTATCCTTTCTAGTTTTAACTGTTTCTTTAGTATATTGTGCCTGTTCAAACTCATTCATACCTAGTGCTGTTTTCATGTTAGATTTAAACTCTACAACATCACTTATCAATGCCTTTTCCTTTTCAATAAATCCTTTTTTACCAGGGACTTTACCCTCATCTAAAAGAGCATCATATGCTGTTTGTGTCATAACACCTGCATCAAGCATTTTACCTGCTAATTGAGCAATTTCATTCATTTGGCCTTCTCTAATTTGCCTAACTATTTCTTCTGCATCTAAATCTCCACTAGATACTTCATCTTCATAATCAAATTGTTTTTCTTCATGTAAAGTGTTCCATGCGATTTTAAGATTTATTCTTTCTAGTGTTTCTTCTTCTAATTCAGATAATGTATAATCAGGATGAGGATTGTATACTTTTATATTACTATAATCATATTTATCATCTTCCTTAATTTCATCCTCTGGCATGTTTTCTTCTTTAATAATTAATTCTAAAGACTTTTTAATTTTCCTTGCTTGTTCCATTGCTTCTTCCAATGCTTGTTCGGTATTATCCCTACCACCCTGTTTATCTTTAGGCGGGGCTATATCTCCTCTTCTACCTCTTAAAACTTCAACTGATATACCTGCTTCCTCAAACAATTTCTCCATTATTTTTTGAAAATCTATTTCAATAATATACTCTTGTTCTTGAAAGGTAGCCTTATGAGTTCCATAACGTAGTGGTAATTTAGTAGGGGATTTATTACTTACTTCAATGGTAAAATAACGATTGCCATCATCCGTATCATTTATTCTTTCTAAAGCAGGTTCATAACTAACCTGTTTATCAGATGCTTGCCATATCTTTTTACTTTCAATACCTTTTGTATGTGAAGACATTATATGGTCTGTGCCTATTTCAGTATTAACGTCTGAAACTCTAACAGTTTTACCTTCATCTGTTAGTCCAGATTCTCCAGACAATGCTCTTTCTATTTGTTCATAATTACCAACGTATGGTTTTATTTTTTCTAATAATTCTGCTGTTGATAATTCCTGTATTGCTTTCCAAGCATACTCAACATGTAGTTTATATTCGTCTTCATCAAAATCTAAATCTTTATCTTCTTCAGCAACTTTATTCATAAAACTAGGCATTAAAAAATAAGTTAAATCATCTTCTATATCATTATAGTTATTATCACTAAATGGAGAACAAATGTATTGTAGCATTAATTTAAACAATGGATGATTATCTACATCACCACCTCTCATGCTAGAATCGAGTTCTAACTTTTGTCCTATTGTGTAGTCTCGTCTATTATATCTAATAGTTACGGGTATGTTGATGTCCATCTAAACCCCTCATGCTAACCATGCCGCCCATGCCGCACCCTTCTGAATCATCTTTCCTAGTCCTATACCAGAACCTGGGGGTGTATACGATGGTTGTCCGGTAGCAGGGTCTATCCAATAGGGATTACCCATTGTATCATAGCCATTAGGTTGAACGGGGTATCCTGATGGGTTATTCATTGCTTGATGTTGTTGTTGCATCATATTATTTGCTTGAACCATTGGGTTTCCTCCACTAATTTGTGCAGGGTTTAATCCACCCGCATTAGGTAATCCTTGTTGCGGTTGATATTGTTGTTGATATTGTTGTTGATATTGTTGTTGTGATGGTGTTTGTGCTTGTGCTTGAGGCATACTAGGAGTAAATCCTTGAGTCTCTAAATATTGTTGTCTAGCCATTTTTCTTTGAACAACTACTTCGGTATTTACTGCCGCCGCAATTAATGCTTGGACATCTAATGTAATATTTGCTTGTGTTATACTATTATAGTCAGTTAAACAATCAGGGTGTATTACCATTTCTCCACCAGAACCTTGAGATAATTTTAGTTTAGAAAGAAGTTGGCTTACTACTCTTTCAGTAGTATCCTCCATCAATTTTTCTAATGCCATCAAAAAGCCTTCACCATGATATTCAAAAAACTCTTCTACATGATTCGTTTGTAGAGTCAAAAGGTTATTTGTTGCCTTAAAATTAGCCGCCGTTTGTGCATCTATTGCTGTTACTATACTGCTGTTACTTGTTCCTAATAATCCCATATTATTCTACTCCTTCTAAAAATACATTATCTATCTGTTGTGTTAGTGATTCTTCTTGTAATGATTGTTGTATAATACTAGTCCCTGTTGTCATTAATGATATTACTCTATTATTAATTGCATGGCTTTCCATCGTTAATCTGAATAACTCATCTTCTGGTGTTTCTACCGACATTTGAGGAGGGCGGATAGTCCAACCACTTGCCGACAATGCTTCAATATCGGATTGCCTTAATGAAGTTAGCGGTGCTGATTGAAGTATCTTAGGCACAGTTGGTTTAGGTATATATGCACTAAATGATAGCCCATGCTCGTCTGCTATAATTTGTTGTTCTAACATTTCATATTGTTTATGTAATTGTGAATGTTTATTACAATATGTTCCTCTCATCGGATAACCCCTTCTTACTTTATGTAAAGGCATAGGTGGCCTAGAAGGGTCTGATGATTCCCATACTTTATGTGTTCCACATACTACACATCTATCTCTAGTGTTAAACTTAAATCCTAATGGCATTTTTAAGAATGTTTTTTTCTCCGGCCATAAAATCTTAATCATTTCTTTAACTTGTTTTTTTGGTTTACTACTTTTGTAGTCATATTTCATTACTGAACCTGCGGCTCTAGCATACTTTATTGGTGGTAAAAACGCATTGTTTACAGTAGCGTTACTTGCACCAATTAAACTTGGGGGTTGGTATGTCATTGTCATTTATTTTTCTCCTTACATTCTTTACATTGGCATAATAATGCCATTGAACAATTATCTGTTATCATTAGTAATCCTCTATCATTGTTGTGATTCCTCTGTAAACCATTTCTGCTTCTGACTTTGCACTTACTATATATTTATGAGTCGGTATTCCTTTATCGTTTAGTTTTTGCATTCCGTCTTTAAACGCATCAAATATTGGATGTTTTTGCATATCTGAATATTCGTATCGGTCTTTCCAAATATCAAACTTATTCGCCCATACTCCTACTGCTATTGGATAATCATGTATCTTTTTCTTACCTGATTTGTTTATTATATCCCAATGCTTTGATGTTATACAATCTACTAAAAACTTCCAACACAATTGCTGTTCTATATCTATATGTTTTGCTAAATGTCTATCATCAATCATAAAAATAATATATTTTACTTTCCTACGTTTCATGTCTAATAGCCATTCGCCCCAGTATAATGATTCACCTCCTATGTCTGATGTTCTTATCGTGTGTGTATCTCCATCAATTTTAATTGTTTTCCTAAGCGGTTTATGTGCGCCTACTGTTCTTTCTTTAATTTCTGGAACATCACCTCTAGTTCGTAGTTGGTGATGTAAGGTAGTTTTACCTACTTGAGTAGCACCGTATATTCCAAAAGAATGAGGATTAATTTTTTTCCAAAATAATCCTATTTGCTCAACTATAATTATAGCAAAACCTGCCATTACCGACATATCAATTCCTCAAAATAAATGATGATAAAAGTTCCAAAAACCCTCCCATGCCGAAGCATACATGTTTATGCCTAATAGCGGAAGAAAGTGTCCTAAACAGAATCCTGTAACTGTTGATATAATGCCCCAAAAATAAAACCTCGCACGAAGAAACCATACATCAGCAGAATGCGCTCTTTGCATATCGTAGGCTAAGTTTGTTTCATCTATGCCAAATGCTATTGTTTCCAACATCTATATCACTTAGGGTTCAAGTCTCGCCAGAAAGGAAGGCTTTACTTCTTGTACCGGCTGAATTGCAGGTTGTGTAGCATTAAATTGTCCAGGGGTATTTGGGGTATATCCCCACTGTTGATTATACTGTTGTAAACTCGCTCTAACTCGTTCTCTTTGTTGTTCATCTCTCGCTTTTTTACTCCAATAGGCGGCTATTTTTCTATCCAATAGTGCCATTTCTATGTAGTCATTTAATACGAGGTCAAACATTGCTTTCATCACTAAGATGCCTCCAATAGTCATTAGACCAAACACTACTGCGTGTGCATAGTGTGAGAATGCTAATAGATTACCAAACTCCGCATAAAAGAATACGTTTACTCCACATATTGCCCCTACGAACAATATTGTCATTACTAATTTTGTGTCTTTACCTAACGCTGGCATATATTTTTCTCCTAGTTATATTGAGCAGAAACTGAAACTTTTACTTTCGTTCCTGCGCCTGTAACTAGAACATATAGTCCATCATTTACTATAGCACCATGCATGTCAAAATCAAGATTTTCTTTGGTTGAACCCACGAATACTCTGTGAATTAGTTTACCATTAAATGCACTTGCACCCGCACCATCAATAAAATCAATCTGCATTGCAGTTGCTTGATTATTACTAACTTTAAGTGAAACTATCTTTTGCCTACCTGTAATTATTTGTGCCGCTTGCCTACCTGCTGTGCCATTAATTGTTGCATCACTAACTGCCGCCGCAAATACATGAACTTTAGTTCCTATTGACCCACTACCCATAAATATCAGTCCTCCTTCAAATCTTTCACATTATGCTATACTTATTAAAGTTCTGAATCTTTCATAGGCTTCTTTAAAACTAAAGGTTTAGGCCTTTTAACTTCTTCTTTAGGTTTAGTTTCTATCTTAGGTTCTACTTTTTTCTTTGGTATTATTGTCTTTTTTGGTTTAACTGCAAACATTTTATCTAGTGTTTCAGATAGTGTTTTGCCTTTAAACTCTCTTTGTAGCCATTTGTATTGGCCTTCACTGCAAGTATTGAGTGTTGCTCTATCTGAAGCATCGAATGTAATTTTAAAATTAGTATCGCCTAAATAGACTAACGCAAGTTTTGCATCTACGGTCAATGTTTCCTTTTGGGATATTGAACCGCCTTTAACTAATGAACGATTTCGCTCATTTCCTATGTATTGTAATTTTGCCATGTTTCCACCTTGTAAAGTCGTAACCAATGACCTCCCGATTAAGGGAGGCCAAAGGCCACATTACTACTCTTTTCAGAGTATTCCGTAAACACGAAGTCTAACCATACCTTCATCACCTGTACCGCTTTGTTGCGCGCTACCTGCAATTAAGGCAAGTTTAAAACTTGTTCCGGTTAAATATGCACCGCCTGTATCAAGCACTGCTGATGCGGTGTGAGTTAATTGCTCACAACCTGTCACCAATACAGTGTTAATACGGCTTAAGCCGAGTTGAGCCGCCGTTACGGTTACTCCTCCCTGCACGTATGCAGTTATATTTACTGAAGCATCCACAAGGTATTCATCACCATGTACTCTTGGTGTAGTCATACCTTTATGGTCTGCTAACAATTTAACTACGTGTGTCATACTTAATCACCTCAAGCACTTGTTAGGTTTGTTATTTTTCCTTGTCCCTTAAAGAAAGAGCAACCTGTTTCAGCAATGGTTCGATACATTGCTTGATTACCCAAGTTTCCAACTCCGAATGGGTTTCCGTTATCAATTCCATCCTCAAAGTATTGGGTTGGTTTCATAACAGATAGCCATAGATGGTCTGTATCAAGAATAAGCATATCGCTTAGTTTGTTTGAACCATTTCCGGTTTTAGGCATGTCTTTACATGGTATCAAAGGTATATCATAGTAAGTAGCAACTCTAAATCCTACTTCTGTTCCTTTTACTCCACGAACACCGCCATGTGTTGGTATTATTTCTTTTCTGTCTAAGAATCTTTCTTGGCTTTGTAGCAAATCACCTAGATGTTGGATAGTATCATATCCAGTCAAGATAACTTTAGGGCTACCACCGTTTTCTCTTAATTCTCTTAACATACCGTTTAGTATAGTTAGGGTCAATGGTCTAGCATCTGATGCACCGTATGAATCACCGAAATCAATCTGTGAATCCATGAAAGATTCATTAAATGCATTATTGACTAATTGCCTGTCTGTATTTCCATACAATGTAACTAATTGGTTAATAATTCCACCTGTGGTTGATGCACCTGTATCAAGTAAAGATGCGTCCTCCATTGCTTCAATCTCTTTTGATGATGAAACTACCTTCATTAAAGAAGTATAGTTTGCAGTTACATCAATAACAGAAGAGCCATCAGTTTGGTCGTAATCTTCTAATGGTAGCAACAACATTTTATTCTGCACTTCAGCATGGTGTTTACCCATATCTTCACGAATTAATGCTCTTAAGTCGCCTACTCCATCGTCAATCTTAGCCATTTCAAGCGCAAGTTCTGAGAACTCAAACATATGAGCAACAGTTTTTGGGCTTGTAAACAAGGTTGTATAACTTGGTGCCATAGATTTTAATTCAGTTCCTAGTCTTGCATTTTCAACAACACCACCTAGATTATCTATTCTAGGTGCTGAACCACCAATATCACCTGTTCCTGTTCCGGCACCAGAATTAATTGTAGCAAACTTACTACCTGAACCACCAGATGGTCTGTCAGTCATTATTCTCCAACCACTTGAAGTATAAGGTCTCTTAGGAAGCATTGCTAATGCATTAACTTCTTGGTTAAGCATAGACCATACTTTCTTTCCATATACTAGGTTATACAAACTACCTATACCAGTAGCCGCAGTTCCTTGTGGAGATTCTGTTCCTCCATGTCCGGTATGTAATCCCATGACTACTCCGGCACTCTTTAACAGCGAGTTACCGCCTATTCCACCTCTACCACCATAGGTAGATGCTTCTAAATCTTTCATTGTTTTAATATAGTTTGTAGACATAATTAATTCCCTCCTTCATATTGAGCCATAAAGTTATGAACTTCGCCCCAACTCATGTCAGCAACATTTATTTCTGGCACTGCAATTGTCTGAGATTTAATGATTTCATCATTTCTCTCAACAAGGCTCTTTCTAAGGGTAGCGAACTCCTCTCTTAGTGTTTCAACCTCGTTCTTTGCGTCATATTCATTCCTTGCTACTGCGCTTTTACGCACAGATGTTTCACTAACGAAGCGAGACTCAAACTGCTTCTTCAATGAATCGTATGCCATCTTTTCAAGTTGTTCTGCCTTGAACGCTTCATACGCTTTTTCTACGTTTGCCGTAGTTAGGTCTAAAGTAGAGAACTCTTCATTAGTCCACTCTTTATACAACGGGCCAACTTGTGGTGCTTGTGGCAGTTTCTTTCCTTGTGATTCCTCACCCATCAATCCAGCCTCAACAAAACCTTCTGGCCCCGTTCTTCCTTTTCTCTCACTATCGTAGTTAGACATTTCTAACTCCGACTTATCCTCATCATTATCAGCCATTTCCATTTCTCCGTCTTTAGAAGGCATGCCTTCTTCATCGGTGTCCATGTATTCTGCTTTCTCTTCAACAGGCATCTCTTCCTTTTTCTCCTTCTGGAGAGAATCAACTTGCTTCATTAACTCGTTTATCTCGCCCAGAGTTTTTTCCAATCTATCACTCATGGTATCTTTCTCCTCCTTTAGAATATCAAACTTTGCTTCGGGGTTAATCCCCTTTTCGCAGATTGTTACTTCATGGAGTTCTAATTTATCTATTTCGTTATACTCGCCTAATTCCTTAGTCGAGGTTTTCCTCTTAGATAATGCTTGGCCGCCTATACTAAATGACCGTAGGGTTCCTTTACGAATACCCCTTGAGATTTCTTTTGCTTTTTCTATGTCATCTCTTAACTTAATAACAACATAGAAACCAACATCGTCTACTTGAGTTTTATGTAAACTCCCGTTTTTATCACGATATTGTTCTATTACTTCTCCAACTTGCACGTTAGAATGGTTAGACATTACATTTCTATACTTCTTAACTTCCATATATTTTTGGACTGCATCTTGTAAAGCAGTTAAAGTAATCAAATCATTTTGTTTGTCTACTACTTCAATAGAAGCATATCCACCAATAACTAAATCATCCGATTTGAGAATAGAAAAACTACCCTTAGTATCGGACTGAAGCATTGTAGACTGCGCCATTATCTTCAAGTGTTAAACAACTACTATATTAAGTAAGTTCTATTCAGATATTAACATGTCTAATTTTTTAAACCTATCTTTGGATAAATCCCATACACCCTTATCTTCTGTATCATCTAGCATCTTTTGTTTATACCCTGTCCATACTAACCATGTATCTTGTTTTTTAACAGGAACTACTCGGAAATGTAATCTAGTCTCAAACTTATCTCCATTGATTTTATATTCATGATAACCATCTTTTTGAACACCTAGTTCTATTTTACCTCTATCAAGTAGTTTACCGCCATTAACCTTAGTTGCTATCTGTGCAGGGTATTTACCTGCTTTACCAAATAGATTGAATATATCTTCTGTATCGTCTAAATTAATATTCCAAGCCATTTGTTTATTATTAACATCTATAATTAAATCTATGTTGCCATCTTCTGTTTTAACTATTTTGAATATACCTTCCTTTTCATCCGGTTCTTCCTTAGATATATGGTCATCGTTAAAGGTATATTTTCCACTATTTGCTAAAAACTCAAACTCGGTTTGGTCGTTCATCCAATTTTTTAATTTCTTTGGTGATGGTTTTGTCTTAGTGCTTTTATCATCAGCCCATAAATCATTAGCCAACGAAGGGTTTTCTTTTACGATAAACTCTAATATTTCTTTTACTTCTTTCCCTTGTTGATTAGGGTCTTTTAATTTTAACCATTCCTTTATTGTTCCTCTTGCTTCAGAAGTTTTAGTTTTAGTTATCTGAGTTAATTGTTCTTTCCAAGAATCAATATCAACCAAAGCATTCTTTTCCATTAATGAATCTCCTTCAAATCCATATATTGTAAACCCATCATAGTCTCCCTTTAGAATAATATCTGCTGTTCCATGAATACCATCAGTTATTGTATACTTCAATAAAGCATCTTGAATATCATAGGCTAATGATTTTCTACTTTCTGTTGATAATAATTCTAACGTGATTAGTTTTTCTGGCGATTCCACTTCTGGTATTTCTATAACTTTAGCAGAAAACAAACTATATCCTGTGCCTTTTCTTTTTACTTCATCAACCTTAACTCTTACAATAGAACCAATATCCACATTCTCTTTAGTGTTCAATGCTTTACCAACAGGAAGATATGTCTTTCCTTCGATTTCTGTGCCATTGTGTTTTCTTGATTCTTCTCCAGAAAGTGGCCCTACTCCAACTGTATAAGAATATAAATTAGATTTAGTCTTCTTTTTATCTAACACTATTACATCTAAATCTACAAACTTCTTCCATTTAACCCACTTAGGATTCTTCTTACTACCTATGTAATAAGTAGATTCAATATCTTTAATTACAACTCCTTCTGAAGTAGGAGAGTCCATAATATCTTTAGCATACTTTTTTACTTCTTGTAATGAATCTGCTATTCTAGTGTTTTTCTTATTAGGGAAATATAATTCATCTGATGATTGTTGAGAGTATTGATAAAACAAAATGTTTATTCTTTCTCTTAATGGGTCATCACATATGTTCTTATCTTCATGGTGCATAATATCAAACACTCTAGCCTTTAATTCTGCATCTTTATATTTACCTTTGAATAAATGAGCAATAGTATCTGCTCTATGTAATGGTTCTTTATTGTCGTATAGTATAAGTTCAGCATCTAAAATACAATCACCAAACTGTTTGGCTTTCATTCTATCTACTACTTTATCACATTTATCTGTAATGTCCTTTTCATTGTAAGTATATATTTTAATTTGTTCATCCATTTTATGTATTTGTATTCTAATGCCGTCATACTTTTCTTGCACTACAAACTCTCCACTAAACCCTTTCAACTCTTTCATATCATTTATTTCAAATATACGATACATTGGTTTGTTTGGTATTATAAAATTAATTTCTGCTTTTTCTTCATCACTTTTTTTTAAATCTAATTGAATCAATTTAGTCCAACTGCTCTCATCATTTTCTACAAGATATACTTCTTCTAGTAGTTTTAAAGCACCTTTAAACTTAGGCTTAACTCTATCAGTATCTACATCATCACCATAATGTTCTATAATATATAGTGGAATATCATCAATTGCTAAATCAAGTCCTGTTGCACCTTCTGTAACTATATCAGGTGAATGGCCTTTAGCCGCCCATGATTTTTCTCCAATAGCATGAGCATGTGAACGTAATGCATAGTGAATAAATGCGGCATATAATTCAGGCCTCTTTATTATATTAGGGATTACCTTGTCTCCCATTTGAGTAGTGAAAGGGTCGTTTACTTCTGTGGAGTTAAATCTTAGATTTTTAATCTGTTTAAATAATTCCTTTGCTTGATGAGATTCTGCATCCTTTACTTCTTTAGCAAATACAACATCTTCTTCTAAGTATCTTTTTAGTTCCCTAGAAAAGTCATTTAAACCATCAAAGTCTTCTCTTATCTTATCAATAGATTTACCCCAGGCTGTTCCATAGGATTTAGTATCTTCTTTAGCAGACAAATAATTGTATCTGGTATCTTCAAAAAAGTCTAGCACTCGCTTTGTAAGTGCATCCTTTTTATCTTTAAAGACCCCAGAAATAGGCAATTCTATCCCTCTATTTCATCTCTAATCTTAGTCTTTTCTTCATCACTACCTTTAGCATCAGGAACCTTTGTTGCTTTAGGTTTACTCAATTTAACTTCTTCACCTATCAAATCTTTTTTATCTAAATAAGGTTCATTACCAAGTATTTCAATTGCTTTTTCTGCGGCCTTCTTTAGCAATTCTGCTATCTTTTCATCTTTTGTTACTTTTTCTGGCATTAATAACCACCTTCTAATTTAGATACCATTTTACCAATATCTTCCCAATCCATCTTTGCTATCCTATCTACTTCGCTACCGCTTGCATTAGAATTATCAATAGATGGAGTAGGTGTATTTACTACTACAAATCCTGATTTCATCAGAATATTATCTTTATCATAAACTGCATTCTCTAATTTATTTACTTTATCTACTAATGTTTTTAACAACATTAACATTTCATTATTTTCTTCACTCATCTTTTTCCTCTCCTAAGTCGCCTTTGCTTTTTGGATATACCATTCCTCTTAATTGACGGTATAGAATCTCATAATCTTTTCTTAATTCAGCCGCCCTTGCTACCAAATCTGTATTTCTTTCGGCCATAGACTCCATTTTCTTTTGCATAGGTTTAGACTTATTCATTGGTAAATTATTTAATTCATCTAATAAATCTCCTAATTTAGTAAAATCTTGTCCCATATATTCAGATGGTTGGACTGACTGTAATACTTTTTTAATCTTCTTTTTCTGTTTAGGGTCTGCTTTATCAAGCATTGGACTATTAGATTTACTAAGTATTTCTATCCATGTCATTTTTTATCCCTCTTTTCTTGAAGTGCTTTAACTCTAGCCCTAAGTGATTCTATGTCTGAATTGACGCTCAAAGGAACTTCCTTATCAGGCTTTCTAATACTAGCCGTTTCACTTTCATTTTCTTCTTGTGTTAAATTACCTTTTGCTCTTTCAGCATCCATTCTTTCTTCAGCCGCCCTTTCTCTATTTTTAAGGTTCTCTAACTTCTGTTTTTCGTTTTTCTTATCTTGGTTGATTTGACCTGTATATTTATTATAGTGTTGTATTGTTTCTTTAATTTGTTTATAGTCTTCTTTAATTCTTTCTTCTCTAGTAGTATCAACTTGAATATTTAATTGTTTATCTGATAACATCTCTGCAAGTTTATTGTAAGCGATAAACATAGACCTTAATCTTTTGTAGTCGCTTTCTATCTTTTTAACAGTTTTCTTGTATTCTTGACCTGCTAATTTTTCTCTGCTAATATCTTCTCTTTCACTAGCAGAAAGTGTATTCCATGAAACATCTATTTTACTTTCCATGCCTTTACTACTCCATTCACTTATCTTGTTCGTTTTATCATTAGCCTCATCATATTCTTCAAATGTATCTTTAAAATCAATCATTATTTCATCCCAAGTATCAATCATATCTGAAATACTTTCTGATAAATAATTTATATCCGAACTGCTTTTTGCACCTTGAAATCTATACCTATCTTGATTAATTAATTTGATTAGGTTCTCCAATGAGTTTTTCTTTCCATCAGATATTAATTTATATTCTCTAATTAATGCCTTTCTATCAGGCCTTTGATTACCACTAAGTATTTCTATTCTTTTCATTACCTTTTCATATAAATCAGTCTTTTTATATGTGCCATCCTCTTTCTGCTCAATTAATTTATTATATATATCAGGGTGCATTAGTCTAAGTCCAGTAGTAGCCATGCGTTCAAATATTAGTAATTGTTTAGTAGTTAATATTTTTTTATCATATAATGAGTTTTGTAAAGAAACAGATATTTTACTTCCTTCTTCTACTCTTTTTATTAAAGTCAATAGAGTACTTTCATTAGGAGTTAGATTTCTTCTTATTTCTTTTTCAGCAACATCTTCTTCATCAAAAAGAGATTGTAGTTTTCTAAATAAATCTTCTGGGATGTTTGGTTTTATTTGCCAAAGAGATGACATAATTACTGAATTAGTTGCATTACCTTTTTTATTTCTACGGCTAGTTCCAATTAGTGTCTCCTTATCAAACCCATATGTATTATCTTCATCTAAAGTATGTTCTTTTAAATCTAACATCACTCTACCTTGAACTTTAGGCTTTGCTTCACTGAAAAACTCTCTAACTTGTGCTGTGGTATATGGTCTAATAATAGATTGGTTACGTTCAAGTCTATCAAAAATCTTATCTTCAACAGAAGTAGATTTTAAGATATTACTATCTCTTATTAAAAAACCATCTAAAAACGACATTTATATCACCTAAAAGGGTAAACTTCCCATCTTATTACTTCTCTTCTTTTTTGGTTTACCAATATAATCAGGCACTTCTGCGCTATCTGGTCTTGTTACACTCTTTGCTTCAGGGTCTACCCCAATAAAGTCAAAGTTCTTATTCTCTAGTTTTTCAACAGAGTTTCTTTCTTCATTTCTTTTTTTAGTTAATTCTTCTCTTAACTGTCTTGTTGTTTTTTCTGTCATCTTAATATCTCCTATAAAGGCGTTTACTTCTTTCATAGTTTGAGTTGTTAGTTTTTTTAATTATGCGCTCAAGTATTTCCCACCCTCTTTGTAGTTTAAAATCATGCGGTGCATCCCTGCCTTTGTAATAGCGAGGGTATCTATGCAAATGTAGATTACTTTCAACAGAGTTATCAATATGTTCATCTCTACCTTTAATATGTTCAGCGTCATTAAACTCTATATTAACTTCATCGTCACCTACATTAAAATGATTTATCCTGATTCCAGGTATTGCTATATCCGTAGAACCGATACCATGTGGAGTCCATGTATACGTCCCGTCTATTATATTTGTAATCGCTTCATACACTCTATCTCTATCGGAGGGATAATCAAACTGATGCCATAAAATATATGACTTTTGGAATTGCTCAGTATGTGTATCTGCAAAATATCTTTTTAAAAACATATACATTTTAGTTACATGTATGCCATGTGGGTTACGTGGATTAACCTTCAATATTTTTTCCCACATCATGGCACTCTCCTTTCTGTTCTTGAATCTACGTTCTGATTACCTGCTTCTTTAGGTAGGCCAGTAAATCTTTTATCTGGCCCTGTTTCCATAGAAGGTTTATTTCTTGTTTTAGGTGGTTCAGATTTAACCTTTTCTGCTTGACCTGCTTCAGCCATAGAAGGTTTGTTACCTGCTTCCATCATTTGTCCTAATTGACTAGCATCTATATCAGTACCGGCATAAGGGTCTACTTCAAACTCTCCACCTTTACCTTTTTCGCCACCTTTAATTTCTGGTTTTTCTTTAGAATATTTGAACCTACCTTTATCATCCATAGCGACTTCAAAACCTAAGTTTTTAATTGAACCTGCTATATTTACTTCCATTTCTCTAAGTCTAAGTCTAGCGATTTCATCTTCTTCTTCTGATGGTGGTAGTTTAAGTTCCCAATCAGTTATACCAAACTCTTTGATGATAAAAGGAAACACATAGTTATTCCATATAGTTTGAGCCATTTCTACAGCACGATTAGTAACAAGTATTTGCATACCTTCGTTATTCAATCCGCCACTTGCAGAATTATCAGACATAAACACTTTACTTACACCATAAAACCCAGATACCCTATCTCTTAAATCATCTTTAACAGATATATAATCCATCTCTTTTAGACTGTCCATAAACTTAATCCATTCAATAGAACCTTTACCATTTTCTGCTTCTATTCCCATTACAGGAATAAAGTGTGGGTCTTGTTCCATCTTCTCTTTGACTCCTCTCCAAAATGATTTCATTGAATCAATGTTTCTAGTTTGAACAGCAAGCAATCCTCTAGGCATTCTTTGTTTTGAGTAAGACGAATTGACATAATTTTCCATAGCCAATAAAGTAGTGATATGATTCCATAAAGTCAAAACAGGAGACAAGCCATACAATCTACTTGGATTGTATTTACTAAAATGCAACACTTCACCTTCGATGAAATGTTGTTCTTCACCATTACATCTATTCACATAATATACAGGGTGCATTGGTGAACCACATTCATCACACATTGCCGTAGGGTCTTCTATTATTTGCTCTCTATGATTTAAACAGGTAAATCCATGATTACCCTTTTCACCGTTTTCATCACTATAAATAGCCATAGTTACGGGGTCTCCTCTATACATTTCTTTAATTTTATGCATTCTAATTTTTCCAGTATTATCTAAATAATATTCTTTCTTTAAAACAATATAAGCATCATCCATAATATTCAAATCATCTTCTAATTCTTTTAATATATCTATGAACATTTGGTCTGAATTATTTACATACCCACCTAAATATTCTTTTGCATACTCTAATTGTTTTTTATTAGGTTTAGCCAAACTTACAGAACCACATTCTGAACATTTTTCTACGGGTTCATCATGCTCATGTCTACAGTCTCGACACTTGTATGCAAACTTTTCTTCCCACTTATATCCTCTTCTAAATATTTCATTTTTTAATTGAGTAGTGCATGTTCTAACAATAACAGACTGTTGCGCCACATGATAGATTACAGGTGTGGTAATCATATAGTCTGTGGCTTTCTCTTGAATACCTGGATTAAATGCTCTAGGGTCTTTAGGGGTTGGAGTCCTTCTTCTGAAAAGATTAGTTATACTAAATCTTCTTTTCTCTTCTACCATATTTAGAACTCCATTTTACTATTTCCTTCTAGTTTAGATATACCATCAATATCAATATCCCATGCGTTCCAATCAAACCTAGTATTATCGCTATGATTATAATATTTCATTAACTTAAATAATTCATCCTTTCTACCCTTATACCAATCTTCTTTTTTATTTTCTTTCTTTATTTTAATTAACTCTAATAATGTATTAGCATTATTTCTTTTTAGTTTAAAATGAGGTAAACACTTGGTTAATAGTTTCTTAATGTCTCCTCCAGAATAAAAGTTAAGTCTATTAATTAACCTAGTATCTTGTGGAGATTTCTGGTCTAGGTGTAATCTACCCATACCTAATGATTTGTGCATCTCTAACATAAACGCCTTGCCTCTATTACCTGTCGCTACTAATCCTACTCTTGGGTTATGGTTTTTATCCATTGTAATATATCCGTCTGAATCTATGAATGCGGCTGTATAAGCCCAAATGTTTTTCTTAATATCATCATTTATTTTATAGTGCGCCCCATCTACATTCGTAATATTCTGTTCTACTGCAAGTTTTGCTATTATCTGAGGTGAACTTCTATCGTATAAGTTTCTAGGTAATGAATCATGTATCTCTCTTGAGGATATTCCAGGGTTGTTACAAACAGAATCTAATATTGCCTTCCTTATACTATCCTTTGGTGATATACTTATAGGGGTTTCTTTTATTAATTTCGTAAAGTTTTTCTTTAGATTTTTCATCTCTTTGGTTAATTTACAATATTGTTCACCATAATTCAAATGTTTTCTTTCTTGTTCTGCTTCCCAATATTTACACAAAACGTCAATGACTTGTCTCTTCTGGTCTTCAGAAGTTATAGAGTTTAATTTAATTAATTTATCTTCATTATAATTCATCTGTCTTAAAGGAGTCTCATACTTTCTTACCCAATAAATACTGCGAATACATTTAGTTAAGTAATCCGCATAATCATCAATCAGATTATCTATGGATTTAGTGAATGATATTTTAGTTTCACCCTTTAAAGTTCTTCTATATTTTCTCATTGACTTAATTAATGAAGGTATGTCTTTACCTTCTATTTCATACTTCTTAGGATATTCAAAAAGTGTATTTTTAGCCTCAGTAAGATTTATTTTAGCAAAATTAGCATAGTCTTTAGCAATATCATCATGACTTCTAATTGGTTGAGATTCTAACCACTTTTGTTCCATGTTTTCTTTAATTCTAGTCATTTCTTCTTTGACTTCTTCTATATTATCTTCTTCATCTGCTAGTTTACGATATGCTTCTGCTCTTTCACTCATCATATCACCTATTCAAAAATTAAGTCCCATTATTCCTCTATTTATTCCATAATTAGGTTTAATTGGGCTGTCAAATATCTCCATATCATCTAATAATACAAATGAGTCCGTTGAAGTTTGAGCCGCGCTATTAGCCAATGCTAAGGCCATAACTAGGTCATCGTGTGCGCCTACGCCTTCAAACCTTCCGCTATCAGTAATGGAAAACATAGATAGTTCTTCAATTAACATATTAGTTACTGCTCTACTGTTATTATCACCATAAGGTAAGTTGATTTTCTTGTTTTCAAAGTTCATTTGTAGGTTTAGTATAATCTCTTGCTTCTTTTTTCTAGTTGTATCGAAATCTCTAACATTTAAGTCTGATACTGCTCTTAATTCTTGAGTAAATGCTTTGGCGAATGTATTTGTTTCATAAAGTATGTTATCCGGCTGAAAAACTTGACCTATTATACGCAACTTATCTATATTTTCTCTAAAACTCACATTTTTGGCTCTATCTACATGGACAATTGTTTTATTCCCTTTATCATCTACCTCTAAAACCATAATTACGTTATAATCTCCATCGGTTGATATAGCAGGGTCTACCCCAACACAATATCTGTATCCTTTATCTCTTCTTTGGCCTAATTTTAGTATATACTCTTTATTTTTAGCATTCTCTAAGTGTTCTATACCAAATAGTGCAGTTCCCGTAGATACAGGAATACATAGATACTCTCTCGTAAACTTTAATGACCCAATTTCAGCCCTTCTTTGCATAAGTGAATCATAGTCCCAACGCTCAGGCCATAGTGGTTCTTCTAATGAATTAAAACAAGGATACTTCCTAACAAAATATGCAGGGTTCTCTTCTAATTGTGAAAATATATCAGTATAAGTAAAAGGAGTTCCAATCATTCTTAATTTAGCAGTATGATGTAGTGTTGGTATCATGTCTCCAAAGAACCAATCTGTAACTCTACTAATACCTGCTACACTAAACTCTTTCAAAGGGTCGTCAATAATAATCTCTTGAGGGTGAAGCCCTCTAATCTGAGAACCTACTGACCTTTCTAATACAGAATTACCATTAGTCAAAGTAATATTACCAATAGCCCAACCCCTGCTAGGTTTATACTGTTTCAATGCAGGGATGTTAAAATATCTATCTATTTCTCTCATATGAACCATTGTCTGCTTTTGGTTAGATGAAATATATAGCATTTGAAATGGGGGTTCTTGAAATAAAAGATTCCATACTACCCAACTGTGCATAAAGACAGATTTCCCGTGGTCTCTTGAACAAATAATCACCGTTCTGTCTGTCGTTTCCATTGATTCTAACCATTCTTCCATATACTTAGGATACATCATCCCTAATACATTTTTAAAGAAGTAAGGAAAAGAATGTTTAGATAATTCCATGTCCATTCTATGAGTAAAATCTAATTCATTAATTTCCAGAATATTCACCTACTTGATTTATTGCCGTGACACTTCCATTTTTTACGGCTTAAGTTATTAGGGCTATTAGGGTCTTTTCTCCAATCGCCTTTAATATTATTTGACCTTGCACAGTAAGCATCACCCTTACTTGTATTGGGTCTAATTCTATCTCCACCATCTTTTGCTTTACCTGCTTGACCGTAAGAGACAGTTTTGTTTCCGACCTTTTTAGAAAATCTTTTTCCTTTAGCCTTCTTCTTTTTCTTCTTTAAGACATCTTCCCAATACATTATGGTCTACCCCAAAATCTATTCTTCCATTCTCTTTGTGTAAGCCCCATCGCTTCTTTTCTGCTAGGTGGATAAGGGGGAGTTTCATATCCTATTGACTTAAGGTATCTATGTATCATTCCACCATGAAGTAATGAATTACTGCTCATTTTAGCCTTAACGTGATTAGTAATATTTCTTACAGCAATGGAGTTTTCACCCGAATCTTTATTCAGATTTTCTGCA